TCAAGATTCAATGGATATTTCCTTCGATAACTTTAAATGGTTTGAGAAGCATCAATCAGGTAAAACTAAATTCTTAAATGTTATACAAGGTACATACAATGAAGAATATAATACCTGGTACCACAAGTTCAAGGATTTTGATTTCAATGGTTGGTGTATTGGTGGTCCAAAGCGGCTTGTTGATTTTATGTATGTTATTGCATTAATGCTTCAGGAACGTGAATTTGAAAAAGAGCATGTACAGTTTGTGCACTTGTTAGGTATATCAAAGATATCAGATTTCTTTATTCTATCAACTTTGCAGAAATTGCTTAATGACTTAACAAATGGTCGAGTGCAGCTTTCCACAGATTCGTCATCTCCAGGCCAATATCCAGTATATGGGACATATTTGCATTCTGGTAACTATAAGACTCAGACATTCACTGAATTGTATTTCCCTAAGAATGCGGAGTATCGCAGAAAGACACATATCAAGCAAGGCAAAGAATCTATTGTAATTGATAAGACAAAACATGTTCCTTGCAGTATGGATTGTCCGGCTTGTAAAGACTTTACATATGAATATTTAGGTGGACAAACGGTAGACGGTTTGGATCGTTATTCACAGGAGGGTATGCCTCGTATGGTGGTGCATAACACTCATTTGTATGTAAACATTGCTAAGGATATTGATAAAATTGTTGACTCACACGTTGAATTGTTAGAAACAGCAATACCATCAGAGTTGTTTGCAGTTATTGTGTCATTACATGATATGTTTGCAGATCCTGAAGCAGCAATGCACGTTTATTCAAAATATAAAAAGACATATAAAAAATTCGGTGGCGATAGCATATCAACCACTGATGCAAATAAGTTCGCAGAATTCTTTAAATTTTAAAAGGTAAAAATGGAAAAAAGCAAGTTACAATCATTTATTAACCGCTATTATCTAGCAGGAAATTGCGAAGCGGTTACATTGAAAGAAACACAATCAGGTGTTGGATGTGATTTAATAGATCAGGACCAAACAGTTGTAGGAAAAATCAATTGGAAGACCACTCCGTTTATGAATGGATCGTTAGGTATTAATCATACAGGCGCATTAACTAAAATGTTAGGCGCCGTAGGCGAAAACATTGACATTGATGTGCAGCAAGCAGCTGGAAAGAATTATGCAATGAAAATTTCCGAAGGATCAACTAAGTTAACATTCATGTTAGCAGATACCACTGTAATTCCAGCAGTGCCTACCATTAATGCAGAACCAAATTATGAAGTAAGCATCGATGTTAATGATGATTTTGTTACAAAATTCATTAAAGCAAAAAATGCATTACCAGATGCTAAAAACTTTGCAGTGCAAGTGCTAAACGGCAATATTAAGTTTATTATCAATTACACAACCATTAATGCAGATAACATTTCATTTGAAGTAGGTCCAACTTCTGTAGCAAATATGGATCCTATATGTTTCTCTGCAGATAAACTAAAAGAAATTCTAATTGCAAATCGAGGCGATAGTGGAAAACTTCATATTTCTCCGGATGGATTAGCAAGAATTGATTTTGCTGGAAATGACTTTGAATCATCATATTGGTTGGTACAATTACAGAATTGATTATGAAAGTAGTAGTAAGAAATGAATCTAATAATCCATTGCCTCAGTATGAAACAGCTGGGGCTGCTGGATTAGACATTTGTTGCACCCGTGAAGTATATTTGGATTGCGGCACCAGAGATATTGTTCCTACTGGATTATACGTAGAGATTCCAGAAGGGTATGAATTGCAAATCCGACCTAGAAGTGGGTTAGCAGCAAAACATGGAATTACTGTGGTAAATTCGCCGGGCACAATCGATTCTGATTATCGAGGAGAAATTTGTGTAATTTTAATTAATCATGGTCCCAGATCTGTTATGTTTCATAAAGGTGATAGAATTGCACAGATGGTTTTGGCAAAGGTAGAACGTGTAGAATGGATAGAATCAGACGAGTTATCTGAAACTTCTAGGGGTGAAAATGGATTTGGATCAACAGGAAACTAATATTTATGTTTAATACACAGGAAAATACACTATGGGTCGAATCCTTTAGACCCAATACATTAGAAGGATATATTGGCAATGAACACATCATTGAAAAAGTTGGTATTTTTATTAACAATGGCGATGTGCCTCACTTATTATTCTACGGGCCGGCAGGAACCGGTAAGACCACCCTGGCAAAGATTATTGCAGGATCGGTGGATGCCGATGTTATGTATATAAATGCATCAGATGAAAACTCTGTTGATGCCGTACGAGATAAGATTAAGCGGTATGCATCTACCGTAGGATTCCGCCGGTGGAAAATCATCATACTAGATGAAGCAGATTACCTAACACCGAATGCACAGGCAGCTCTTCGCAACTTGATGGAAACATACAGCAAGACAACCAGATTCATTTTGACTTGTAACTATGTAGAAAAGATTATTGATCCAATTCAATCTAGATGTCAGACATTTGCAATTACGCCTCCTAATAAAACGGATGTAGCAAAGCGATTGGTTGAGGTATTGGACACAAACAATGTTTCTTTTGATATTAAGGATGTTGCTGCAATCATTAATGCATCATATCCAGATATTCGCAGAGCAATCAATGCAGCTCAGGCATCTGTAGTTAATGGAAATTTGCAACTAGATAAAGCAAGTGCTATACAAGCAAATTACATGACAGAAATATTAGAAGTGTTAAAAACAGGCAAAGACAAAAAAGCTGCTTTCACTAAAATTCGTCAAATCATTGCAGATAGCAAAGTAAGAGACTTTACTCCAATGTATACTTTCTTGTATGACAATCTAGATGAGTTTGCTCACGGTCATGTTGCACCTTGCATTTTAATTATCGCAGAAGCCCAATACAAAGATGCAAGTGTAGTAGACAAAGAAATTAATATAATGGCAATGTTTGTAAATCTATTAGGAGAAATATGAGTAAATTAAATGTAAACATCGGTCCAAATGATATGCAACCGATAACATGCACAGAATGTGGCGGAATGTATTTTCGTCAAGTAATGGCAATCAATAAAGTATCAAAACTATTAACCGGTAGTGATAAAGACACTATGGTACCAGTGCCAGTATTTAGATGCGATGATTGTGGATTTATTCCAGAAGAATTCAAACCGATTAAACTTAAAAAAGATGGAAAAGGATAATAATACTGAAGAACAAATTCATTTGGAATATTTGAATTTGTATTTAACCGAATTAGCTAATGCAGATCGTTTAGATGTAGATAGGAAATTAGTTTTATTAGATAACTTTTTAAAAGCATTCAAGAAACGTGTCAACCCCATATCATAAAGAATCAGTTACGGTAGTTTTTAAAACATCTAACCGGAGTAATGCAAAAACTAAAATTAAAACTTTTCGTAATAAAAGCATTGACGATGTTTTAGAAAAGAAACTACCAGGAGTCCCAGATACCGCAGTTATATTGGAACTAGGTATTGGATCTGTATTTGAAAAACAATGGCGAACTAAATATAAATTATAATGGCAGAAAAAAAGGGTGCATCAATCTTTGATTTTATCGAAGGCGTAACAAGCAAAAAGAAAGAATGGAACAAATGGAGTGAAACAGACCAAAAAGCATTTACCCCATATATTGTTAATCGGTTTCTTTCTATGCGACAGGAGTTAGTTGAATTTATCAATGAGTTACAGACATATACAATCGGAGTGTTACGACCACAACAAACTTATCAATTATACTATGAATTGCTTCCGCATAACAAAGTGTTTGCAAAGTATATCAAAGGTACCAAAGATGATAAGTTTTCAGACAAACTAATTTCTCAAGTTGCCGAACATTATCAAGTTAGTTGTTCGGAAGCAACAGAGTACGTAGAACTAATGGATCAAGACCAATGCACCCATCTGCTGTCGTTGTATGGATATGCAGACAAAGAAATCAAAACCATGTTAAAGGGAGTTAAAAAATGAGTGTAAACACACAATCACATTATAAAGGCAAAGACAGCTTG